CATTAACCTGTGATGATATAATTGTTTTGTCTATCAGTGCTATTCTTATTGCATCGGCTGCGGTGTCTGCAATATCATCCCATCGGTGGGTTTCATTTGCGGTTATCTTACTCATATGGTCAAGACAAAGTTTAACGTGCTTACCGTATAAAGGAAATGAGACGCGCCTCTCGGCAAGATAAGGTTGAATTTCAAGAAAGCGCTTAGTTTTATTTCCCTGTTCACGAGTTCTTGGAATATCCATAAGTTTAATAGTTCTAATTTCATCTAATAAGCTTAATAAGGTTCCTCCTGTTGATTTTTTTTCAATGGCAACCATTTGTGGTGGCTTGATATATCGCATACACTGCTGCCAAAAGTCTAAAAATACAGGTTTTAATTCTTTTGGTTCAATACGACATTCAAGCGTATCTATCCAGTGAAGTCCATATTGAGCCGTTTTAATTCCATAAGATTCAATTTCATAGATGCCCCAAAAACTGAATACTGTCGCATCATTATAGCTTTTCGCGGTTTCTGCGGTATCAACTGTGATGAAGCTGTATAAAATTCTGGGTTCATCTTCCAGCATTACAAACCATTCTGGCTTAAATAACGCACCACCTGCTGGAATTGGTTCTTGCTGATACTGAGAGGAGAAGACATAAGGGTCACGCTCTTGTTTTATCTGTAAGGAAGACAGTGTATTAACCTCTGGATAAAGTGCATTTCCTGCCTCATCAATACTTTTTAGAATTACGGTTGTCCATTTGTAACCATCTTTGCCAGCAAGTAAGTAAGCTGCTAGATCGTCTTCATGGAGTCTTTGGCCGATAAATATATACGGTACGTTGATTCCCCTGGCACGCTGCTGGATAGTTTCTCTATAGTTGTCGATAACACTCTGTCGAATTGTATCAGAATGTACTTCATCTGGCTTATGTGCGTCATCGATAATGACAGCACCTGAGAATCGGCTAAGTGCTGGGAGACCAGCGTCTTGTCCAGTAATCGCGCCTCCGCTACCAAATGCAGCAACTGCTCCGCCAGCTGTCGTCTGAAAGTATTCTCTGGCTTTTGAGTCATGCCTAATCCTTACATCAAATAAATAAACATAGTGCGCTAATTGCATGATGCGCTTGATTGTTTCAGTATGCTTTGCTGCTAGAACCTTGGAATAAGAAATATATAAAAACCGTGAATCAGGCCATTTTGCCATTGTCCAGGCAACCCACATCGCAAGCAACGTTGACTTACCCGATCCAGGGCTTATATTAACCAGCAAACGATGGTCTGGAATTTCTAGCCGAGCAGCTTCACTTAAAGACCGACAAATCGTAATATGATGCGATTCTCGACCAATAGGTTGAGATACGATAAATTCTCGTCCGGTGAGTAACGGATAAAAGTATTGCGTAAACTCTAGCAAACTTGACCGAAATTCAGAGGCTAACTCGTCCTTGTCGCCACTTAATATCATAAGTCGATGTTTTTCCTTATTCGTTTGTGGTCTTCAATTGATTGTCTTTCATAATTCTTCAATTTCCCTTTCAGTAATTCCAGGCAATATTTTTACGTCAATTTCAGGAAATTTTTGGTTTGGGAAGTCCGGCAATTCCATCCAGTGGGTTACTGGACAAATATCACCCCTTAGCCCAAAGGAATGATAAGGAAGATAGATATTCCAACCGGCATCACACATGTAACCCATAGAAACATTTCTTACACATGGTACGCCAAATGAGTCTGTCAAAACCCAATGAAATAAGACTTTCTCTAATTTGTTTGGCAATCGCTCTATAACACTTATCCACTTCATTTTCTAATTCTCTCGAATAATAGGATGTTAAAAATGTATAATCAATCTACCTCGCTAATGTATCTGTACGTTCTCCGTTGGAGTGGCCAGAGTATCTTAGCGCCAAATCAGTGCGGGGCTTTCACCCGCTCCGATCCCTATTAGTGCCGATCCTTGCACGCTACGGAAGGCATTTAACCTTCTTGCTCATCTGGGTTAGGTAGCAAACCCTCTCAGTCATCACCTAGGTTGACCAAGTCTTTTCATTTTATCATTTTTTGCAATTATTTATAGAAAAAGATATCTTATGCGGCTTTTTATTAAAATTAACAAAGGAATTTTATGCCATATAAAGAGATTGAAGTCTGGTCGCAGCATATTGATAGAGCTAAGAAAGCTAAAACATGGCTGCCTTCTATCACTAAAGAGTGCAATACCCAAATAGCCAGGCTTGAAGAGGCCGGTGGTAAATTTAATTTACAAAAGGTGGAGAAAATAAGAAAAGCATTAGCTTATGTTACGCAAGCGATTGATTTGCAGCAGGCATGGTGTGTGACGGAGTTTGATATAATTCCTCAAGAGCAAGGCGGTCCTGATATTGGAAATATCATTTATTGCGATTTTAGTAATTTTGATAAGGTAATGAACTATAAATATAGCACCTATTCTTTTAAAGAAAGACCTGCGACACGAGACGACCAAGCTATTTACGAAACTTTTGGTGATAGAGACCCCTCAGGTGAATACACACAAGAAACGGTGCTGATGGGATATAATGACGATATCAAGACAATTATATATGATAAAAAAAACCCTGTTTTGCATTGCTCATTGCAAGACGCACTTAATTTATCGCCTTCCAATCTTTTTAACTTTGGATTGTTTGGTGGTAATGGCAGCTATGGCACGATGTGGGGTAAAACCAAGGAATTGGCTGAGGTAGAAAAGAACGCAAAAAGCGCTATGTCTCTCTAGAAAACAGGAGCCAAAAGCTCCTGGTCAAAAACTTCCTCAATAGGTTCATAGTTATATTCTTTATCTCTTTTGTCTATCCTGATTTGTTGTTCTAAAAGTTGGGTTTTAACAAAGTCCAACCGTTTCTTCATACATTCATTGCATTGATGAAAAGGTGTACAACGAAGTCCTTTTATTTTCCAACTAGGTAAATAAACCCTTTCTACTTTTCGAGGTACACCGCTTTCAATTATATCACTATCGTTGTCACCATCGAAAAAGTCATTCTCCTTTCTTCTTCCATAAAATTCAAATTTCCATTCAGTGAAATACAAATGCAATGGTTCTTCTGTGGTATTTGTACAACCTCCGTCCATTTTAAAAAAAGTTCTAAAATTATCAGGAAATGAAAATTTAAAATAATTAATATCGTTTTTTGCTTCAATGCAGAAGTCTTCTTTTAAATCTGCCATTGCATCTGGAATGTATATAGTGCACATTTTATAAACTCCCGCCAGAAAGGGGAAAGCGGAGCTGATTAAGCGTGTAGTCATACAGGTTATTAAAATGAGAGGGTCAATTGGTAGTGACATAGTCGTATAAAGTAGGTGAGAAACAAATAAAAGTCCTTTCTTCACATCATTAAGAGCTTCATTTCCTTGTAGTGAAATTAAATGCCAACCAAAGCGCAATGTATAAATTGCAAAGACTAATAAATCAACAAGTATACTTAAAAAGGGTGTAACAATCCGTACTGGCATTTGGCTTAACTGTAAACCAAACTCGTGAAGGTTAATATAAGGCGTTGTAAACTGTTTTAATCGCCACGCATGTTTAACATCTGGCGGCCCCACATCCCTAAATGTTACCCACTTACCTTCATTGTCATAACCACCTTTTTTTCCTTTATAGATATTATTATAAAACAGGCGATATTTATTGTTTCGAAATGACGAATAAGGATAACCTGTTTCCTGTTCTATTTCTTTGAGAAATCCACCGGACATATTATTGCCTTATCTTCACCACAAAAGCACCCATAGCTCACATACTCAGCTTAGATATAAATCCAGTCCCATCATTTCGTCTCTGTAAATCAACGCATTGAATAGCACGACCCTGAAATATGCCATGATGACCGCCGCAATTATCGCATTTACTTTGAGTATAGAAGTTTGGCATCAATCCAATGGCTATTGCTGCTTTTTTTCTTTCCCCATCTATAATTTTTTCTAAAGTTTCACTCATGCTTTGTGAAAAGCTGTCAGACTGTTTGTCAGGCTCTGGCAATTTGTCAGACTTGCAGAAGCAAGAAGGATTAAACGGTGCGTTCATCCTGCCGCAACGGGGACATTCCCAAGCGCTGGCTAGCATATTAAATTCTTTGGGTAAGTAGCTCATGCTGTCACCTGTAATGTCATACAAGATAAGCCATTGCCATGATATCCGTTACAAACCAAGCATCTTTGATTTTGTAGTTTTTTTAATAACTCTATATCTAATGCTTTACCAATAGCATCAAGCGGATGAGATTGTTTATTGGAGGGTTCACAAAAACATGTGAGATTAAATGGTGCGTTCATTCGCTTACAACGTGGACATTCCCAGGCTTGATTAGTCATTGTTCATCCTCGGGAAGGTTAAGCAATAATTCATCCACTGGTTTATTTTCATAGATTATATCGTCAATACCATTGGTCACACGTGTTAACAACTCACATAAAGGTTTTTTCATAAAGTTTGGCAGCCTATCATCTCTAATAACCTCTAATAAACATCCTGTAACCATTCCCAGCATAACTGACATGCGCGTACATCGATTTATTAACTCTTGAATATCACTCATTCCGGGGCCTCATCTTCCAAAAACCTATCAAGGTCGAGCATTGCTTGCTTATAGCCTGTATTAAACCCACATGAGAAGCTTGCGGGCTCTGTATGAACTAAAGTAGGTAGCTTTGTTGCTATGTCAGCAATCTTATTGTCTATCCAATCTTGTAGGCTCATGTAATATCCTTATTACTGAAAATCTACTAAAACAAACTAAATTAGTAGTTTAGTGCTAGTACACTTTAACTATTTAACTCTTTTAATGTGTTTGCCTTTCTTGATAATCATATCTTTATATTCTCGCTCGATTGCTTCTCTGCTAATTTCTATACGGTGTAGTAACGATTCGGGTATCGCTTTAAACAATGACATGTTTGTTGATATTCTATGATTAAAATGCAAATTATTTTCCCAGTCATGACCTTGTAAAATTATTTCAAATTCTATACCCATTCCGCGCACATCCTCTATATGGTCTCACCGATTCGCTACGCTGGCTCGGTGCTGGCCTCTAGTGATGAATTACCGCTTAGTAACTCATTAACTGGAACTCTGCAATCTTCACCATCTTCTTTAAGATAAAGACATTGACTACCAGAAATCAATTTTCCTTTCTTATCTAATATTGAACGGTAATAAAGATTCTTCTCATCACAAAACTTCCTAAGATTTTCGCCACCATAATACCAACGCTCATCTTTATCGTCTGGAGCACACCATAATTCCCATATTTTTAATTGTTCATCAGCTTTAGGCTGACTAATAACATACAAATGAAATTGTCTCTTCGCTATAATGTCAAATGCTTGCGCTGTTTCATCATCTTCGAGACATATCAAATGAGTCAGAGCATCTTTTGTTTGAAGATTAACCGAAAACATGACAAATTCCATCCAATCAACTGGACATTTAACTAACCATTTTTCGGCCATACAAAGAGTGTTCTCATGTATTTTTATATCTGGTATCTTCTTTTTCAATACGTCCAGTAAAGTAGTACATTCATTCATTAATCACTTCCTTGTAAATAAAGCGCACGCATAACGTTTGCTCAGCTTTTTCTACCATGGGTAGATAAGATAATGCCCATTTTACGCACTAGAGGGCTGCTAGTTAATAACGTGATGGAGGCACGCGCGCTAAGCTGGGGACGCCGTAACGAACCCTGATACTCCTTTACCCCTTGGGCAATGAGCTATACAACCCTTAAAAGTCCTTTTTATTCCTCTCATCTAATTCGTGTTTACGTTTAACAATATCTTCATGAATCAGGTTATTATTCTCTTGAGTAAGCGCATCACCATACATTTTAGGAGCAAGCTTTGAAGCTAACCATTTGCGTGTATCAATACGCACTCTTGAGCGTTGAATGTGTTCACCATTTACCCGCCATCCAATGCTTTCACCTTCTTTGTCAAACATTTCCATCCAATCATTAACGCCATCATCAGCAATATCAATCAAATCTTCAGTCATAAACTCTAACTGCTGACACTTAGCCTGTGCGTATTTGATGCGAAAGTCTGGGTCATTTCTGCGCCATCTGTTTATAGTTTCTTTATGGGGTAAATCAGGATAAAGGGCAGTTAAACCTCTCAATCCTAAATCATGCGTTGCTACAAGCTCACAGATTCTTTCACCCAATTCAGGTGTATAATCTGTTGGCCGTCCCATTTTTTTTAGTTCCTCTGGCTTTTTTTTCTTGGTCATCCTTGACCTCAAACTTTGCCATATGCGTTGTCAAACATCTTAACAGCTTCGGCACGTGAAATAGTAGGATTAATTGCCATTATGTCTTTTATCGCTTTCTGATAAGAGCTGGATTTGCGATTTATTTCAGCTTCAGGGGTTTTAACCTCTTTTTTTATATCATGGCATAAATTGCATTTGGTCATCATCATGCCATTGCCAAGATATTCACCTGTTCCACCACATCTATAACATACCATTCTGCTGTCCTTAGCGTATTAAATTATTGAAATAGTAGCATAACAATTTTGCGTCATAAAGTAATAAAAGCTAATAATGTAAAATGTAATTGACATATGTTATATTTGTTTGCATAATAGCTATTCAAGGATTGAAATTACATTTAACCGCCAAGAGGAAATTATGAAAACACTAAACGAAATAACATTGTACGATTTGATGGCCGAAGACTTAACCGTCTCAGTTAAGAAAGATGATTCATTCGGATTTGATGTTGAAATTGATAATGATAATTTTGATGTCATTATTGAAGAGAAACGAATTCATCCTTGTGCGATGGAAAGTTTTGCAAGTTTTTGCCGATACTTTTTACACGGATATGAGAAGGCTCAAAAGGAGTTGGCAATATGATGAAATACCAAATAATTGACAGCGTACATGTTAAGCGCACGAGATTTGAATTGTTAACAGATGGATTTATTTATCATGTTGCAAAAATTGTGGGTCAAAGGGTGACGTTTTTATATAGCAGTAGCAAACACCCTCTGGCACTCAAATTTTACGAACGAACCATAGGCGCTTAATCATGATTGAACAATACAGTTATTATAAGTTTGAAACTGATTATGATATAAAAAAAGGATTCTTTTATAAGATTCATGGATTGCCTTGTTTGCCCTATGATGACGGTAAGATTGAGTCAAGTGATTATTTTGATTCTCAAGCAGAGGCTAGATTTTCAGCAATAAGTCATATCGACTTGTTGGAAAACGGAGAAGGATAATGGACTATATCAAAGTTATTATGCCTGTTATTTGGCAAATTATAGAGAAGAAAAAACGCTGTGCTGTTAACATTAGTACTGTTAATGACAAATTGACTGTGAATATTTTATTTGGGAGACGACGTAAGATTTTTTCTCATTCCGATAACAATGTTCTTTTGTCTCAATTGCAAGGATTTTTAGCAGCTTAAATTATTAATACCGTTTGTTGTTCTTCAGCAAGCGGTACTTTTTTTCCGTTAGCATAATTGGGATAGCCAGATTTCTTCCATACTTTGATATGAGTCTCCAGTGCTTTGCCTGATAATTTACCTTCACGCATATCCTGTTTATCTTCTTGACTCATTAAGCGAGTAGTCACAAGACTTGCATCAACATTCAATCGTTTTGCAAGTCTCTTGATTATTTCCTTACATTCTATATCTGTTATGGGCTTAAACATGAAAATTCTACAATCCTTTGTGGTTTTTCATCCGTAGAACTTAAATACTGAAACGATGGTGCGTGATACCAGAATGATAAGGTTCCTTCCCAATCTCCATCACGTTGCTTATCGCAAGACCATAAACAATCTGGCATTGATAGCTTTTCTTCCTCTTTCGGCGATAAAGGCACATTTTGTTTTATTTTATTAGTAACCGCTTCTTTTTCTTTGTTACGCCATACAGTGAATGTATTGTCTGCCAGGTCTGTTATATCACCACTTCCTTTGACATCAATTTTGCCGGGTGAGCGGGTTTCATCGATTCCCTTCCTTGGATGTACTACAAGATGAACATGGCAATCATAATTGTTTTTAAAGTCACACAGTTTATTCATAAGACTTTTTTGTCCTTTGTAATCATCATTGGCGATATCAAGCTTCGCGAATGAATCAATAACAAAAGTATCAATTCCATAGCGTTGTCGCGCATAGGTAAACACTTCAATCAAGCGTTCAGTGTTCGCCGTCCCTGTTAAATCTATTACCCACAACTTGTCATTGAACCACTCACTTATACAGTCAATATATTCTTCACTTGGTTCTTTCATACCTGTTGCCTGCAATGTTAAGCGAGTTAAAAGAACCACAGGTTTTAATTCAAAGCTTGCAATACAAACACGAGCGCCTTGTTTCATAAGGCCCAACATTAAGTGTCCAATGAACTGAGTTTTACCGTGTCCATTAATTCCCGTCCACACTGAAAGCTCCCTTGGGCGAAATCGTATTTTATCTTTTGATTTTGGCCATGGAGACTCATAACCTGGGTAAATTCCATCCGGCGGCCTGATCCTGTCTTTAATACCTTGAGGATATTCGCTTCCTCTTCGCAATTCCTGCGGATCAATACTTACAGCAGCCTTCACGCATTCATGAATGTCTGTGGCATCAAATCCATGTTGAAGCGCTTCATTAGCATCTTTCATTGGGAGGGTCATTGCCCTACACCGGACATTACCAAGTCGCGCTATGATGTTTTTACGGGCTTCCTGACCGGCTTTATCATCATCCATACAAACATAGATAACATCAAATGCAGCGAGTCTGTCGAAATCATTTTCAATCCATTCATTTTTACTGCCACTCCCAGCCCCGAAGGGTACAGAAAGGGCAGGAATTCCGTATTGATACAAGGTCATCGCATCAATCTCGCCTTCACAGATAACTACTTCTCTTGCCTTCGCAGGGATTGTATTCCAACCAAAGAGACACGCTTCACAGTCTTTTTCAGTTCTTATCTGCTTTTTTCCCTCTGGTCTATCAAGATTTAAATATTTAATATTTATTAATTTGCCATCCCGAATATAGGGAAAAACAATTTGGTTATTATCTTCGGTTATTTCAAAAGTTCTGAGTGTTTCTTTGGTTAGAAATCTTTCGTTGATTAAGTAATCAAAAACTTTTGAGCCATCTTTTTGCACAGCAGTCGGCTTCGATAAAGGTACTTTATAGCTCATCTTTGTCTTTTCGCGCAGGATATCGGTTATACCTAAATAAGCCTTCACCGCTTTCATGGCCTCACCTATCGACACATTTTCTTTTCTTGCCCATAGATCCAGAAGGTCGCCTCTTTCCCCTGTTGCAAAATCACACCATATACCAGCCTTCGTTCCTACTAGGTGGATATTCAGGGAGCTTCCTTTTTCACCCTGAAGACTTCCAACGCTCCATTCCTTCCCGACCTTTTTTCCCGTCGGGAAAAGGAAGCGAGCAAAGTCTTCTGTTGTTCTTGCCATTATTTCTGATAATTCTTTAGCTGTTATCATGTTTTATTCCCATACTATGTCATTACCGTTGGTGTCTTTAATTCCAGTTCCCTGAGATG